TCAGTAAACCACTTCACACGGGGGAAGGTTTGCCCCGTATCGGTCATGAACCACTTTACGGTGTTCATAGACTGACCCGTTTGCCATAGCTAATGGATGATCTGGAATATGAAGCATTTGATAACCTTTAGAGTTTTGAGAACGAAAACTACGCTTCCCTACTGTGGTTAACTCGTAAGTACCGTATCTCATCATGCGGAAGTAATGCTTCTGGCAGACCTGTTGCGTGATGTAGTTGCTTTCACGATCACACCCATCGACTTTGCATTTCATGCTGCCTCCATCTCGATAATGATGATTTCTAGCCTGCCGCCCTTGACCACTTCACAGCGCACCATACGCACGTCATCAATGAGGCTGTCGTCAGCGATGACGCCTGCATGGGTGAGCGAGTCGAGAGGGGCTTTGAATAGGTTGTCGAGGTCACGCCGGGCGCGTGTAGGTGGATATGCGAGGATTTTTACTTTCAGCCTGCCGGCCAGTTGGTATTGCTGATTTGCTTCGGTGATTTGTCTGGTGACTGCTTCGGTGTATTGCCTTCCCTTTTTGCTTTTTATCTTTCGCCCGCGGAATACTGAAAAGAGGTGGTTATTTCCGGGCGGCCAGGGTAATTCGAGCCTGTATTCGTTCATCGACGAAGCTTCCCCTCTCTGAGCAGAGCATCCTGCGTTCTGATGACGCCTTCGAGATGTGCGATGCGTGCCTCTGTGACTTCACAGCGACGCGTACGGCGGTCTATCTCGTCATGACAGGATGAGCATGCCCACGCGCCGAAAAGGTCGTCAGGCTTCATTCCTGTGCCGCAAATTCCAACCATCCTGTAGTGTGCGAGAACGACTGTCTCTGAGTTGCCATTGCAGATACTAGGGAGTCTCACCTGACACTCCCTGCCCCGAGCCTCTTTGCGTAATTTACTCACCGCTCCCTCCGTGCATTCTGAAGTTGTCGTCTTGCATCCAGGCGGCGCAGCAGCGGGCGCAGGCATACACCCATCCCGGCGGCAATGCCAAACCGCAGCCAGCGCAGCTGATAGCAGACGTATCGCAAGATGGTGTGGAACGGGACGTAATCGAAGTGCTCGTAATACCAGGTGTCTTCTTCGCAGATTTCACAGTTGATCCCGAACCGGTGTTTGTCCTCACTGGTGAGAACAGTAAGGCATTTGCAGCAGCGCTTACGCCCAGCATTTGTGCTCATAGGTCGTGTCTCTCCGTGGTTCGCGGTTTCCCTCGGGCAGCAGCGCGCTGATCAGCCAGAGGCGGGGATCGGTGGCGAGTGTCTTTTGGGTCTGGATGTTGCGGGCGGCGTAGCGTGAAAGGAGTTCGTTGGCGGTGTCTGTATCTACCGGATCATGAGTGAACCATGTCTTTTGCATGAGACTCTCCCTTTTTCCTCGGACCACGATTCCCCTGGGCGACCATCAGAACGCCGTTGACGATCGCATGTTTTTTTCCATCAACATCGCGTGCGTAACACTTCACCGTCTGACGGGCGATGCCAGTCATGCGGCCAACTGCTGCCATGTTCCCTCGCGTCTCAACGAGAAGTTCGGGAATGGTTTGAACAATGGCTTTACCCATTTTGTTTTTCCTTCAGATTCATGTATTCGCTGTCGGCCGGCACCGTAAGTTTGCAGCCCAAGCTCAGCGCCCAGCCTTCCACCTGAGTGAGGTAGAAATGCATGTCGCCGGTGTCGAGGTCTGAGGTATGCCGTAGCGAACGGATCACTGTCGTTTCACCTGTCACCACATCCACCATCTCCCGCTCTACGTAACCGAGATAGGTGTGCTTCATCGCGTCTTTCACCCATTCAGGAGAGGCAAAGTCTTTGCCGCGCCGGATGAGCCAGTCGCTGATTTCGCTGTACCACATGTGGGATAAGGCGTTCTGGTTGAGGCTGCGCTTCTCGCGCCAGGGCTTGATGATCAGCCGGTAGGTTTCGCCAGAGTCGAGCATGGGGAGGATTTGTTGCCCGATGGCGCTGAAGTTCGATTTATGAAGGCGTATGCCGTCTTTCGGTATCTCCATGCTTGCGCGTCTCATGTTGGGTTTCACATTCAGCGGCAACGATCACGTCATGTGCCTCTTGCGCCAGGATGCCCACGGCCTCAATCCGCGCCTGATACTGCTCCGGCGTCAGCGTGCCCTTTTGGGCGAGATTCATGATCGCCAGCGTCAGGTTGCGCGCCTGGCGGAGTTTTGGCGGCTCGATAACGAGCTGGATAACCTGCGTCATGCTCTCGCTCCTTCCCGTCCTGCCAGCCAGAAGAAAAACGCGCGGTCGACAACCTCATCCTGATAGCCGAGGTGCGATCGGGTCATGCTGTGCTTATCGCCGTGAACGCTGTGGTAAAAGCGTTCGAAGCTGCTTCTGATGCTTTCGCTCATGATCATCTCCCTTTCCTGACGAGTGCTTTCAGCCGGGCGACGTTGTCCAGAGCCTTTTCGCTGGCTGTCGGCATGTAGAGTTTTTCCAGCTGCGCGCGAGGTGGCGGAATTTCTTCACCAGACTCAATACGCGACGCCATTTTGCGAAGCTCGGCGCGGCATTTGGCGCGCAGCTCAGACTCAGAGAGGTTGTTAGCGCGCATGGTGCTGTACAGGCCGGTGACCATCCAGTATGCGGCATTGCTTTCCCACGGGTACGCCTCGGGGCTGTCGATCAGACCGCGGCGGGCGGAGTACTTCATCACCATGTCATACAGGCCATCTTCGTCCGGCAGACCAGCGGAGCGGAGTTCGCCCTGCTTGCACCACCCGATAAACTGTCCAGGCGACGGCCAGAACGGTGAGGCACTGGCGCGGGCGTGCTTCATGCCGGCCGACAGTTGCTGCTTGGTGCTGATGTCGTTTTCGGCGAAGGCGGCGATCCACTGGCGCTTGGCCGAGGCTTCGTCGCGCGGGTCTTTCAGCGCCGTGCTGACCGAGGCGGGAAAAACCTGTTTAAGGCTCATGAACAACATGTCGACCAGTCGCTCAACGGTTTCGTTAACGCCACGGTCTACCGGCTGCGGGCCGTCTCCAGCCATGCGGGCCAGCGCGCTGCTGTCGCGGTTGTTTATTGCGGCTACGAGATTTCTCATATGAAATTTTCCTCCCACTCTCTGCGGTCGTTCCAGTGTGGAATCTGCTGCTGTGAAACGGATGGCGCATTGCGGGCCGGCTGGCTCATCTGCGCTTTAAGGGTCGCCCACTGCTTTCGCAGCTTCGACGGGCTGAGGATATTTGTCTGCCAGAACTGATTGCCGTTCGCCCAGGTGAAGACTTCGCAGATTTCCCGATGGCTGACCTTCAGGGAATCGCGCATCAGGCGAATGTCGTTTGCCCAGGCGGGCCAATTGGGTTGCTGTGCTGTCGGGGTGATTACCTGAACCCGGCTGAATATCCACTGAGCCGCCAGAAGGTCATCAGCGGTTCCCCACTTGTCGCCCTTGGGTGAATGAACCGCTGCTTCAGGCCGAACAACAGGAAGACTTTTCAGACGCTCGTCAGAGGATTCGCCAGAATTCTCGGACGTATGTTTAATGTCTTTTTTGTCTTTTGTAATATTGTCTTTTGTGGTTACCCGATTCGGGTAAGACCCGTTACCTGATTCGGGTAAACATTTCTTACCTGATTTGGGTAAGTTTACCTTTTTCGGGTAAGGCTCGTTTTTCCACTCATTTAGCTCCTTGTTTATGCCCGTCAGCCGCCCTTCCTGAGTGAGGATATTTCGCTTCACCAGCGCGCTTTTTGCTGCTGAGCATTTGTGCGGCAACATACCTGTAAGCTGGGAGAGCTGTTCGTTACTCACCCAGTCAACTTTCTTGTTGAAGCCGTATGTTTTGCGCATAACGGCCATGAAAACCAGAAGCTGATGTTGTGTCATTCCAGCCAGCATGACAGCCTCAAGCAGTTCATTGGCAATGCGCGTGTATCCGTCCTCCAGATCTGCCACGCGACGCTCCACAACCTTCAGGTTAGGTTTAATTGGTGAGACGTTATCAAACGCTACGTTACTCATTTGCCCTTCTCCTTCGCTTTGTGTTCTTCCAGAATGTGCTTCAGCTTCTCAGCTACAGTCGGTTAAATCCTTTGCAGAACTCGATGCGGGCAAGGTTTTTGCGCATTTCTGCCTGGCGTAAAACGTGTTTCATTGGTATAATCATCTCCGGGATATGCATCGTGGTTGTTGCCCCACCCTACGCCTCAAAGAGTTCATTGCTCTTTGGGGCGTTTCCTTTTGCGAGAAGCTGCGCCACCTGCCGGGCTAAATGAGCCATCTCGTCATCCACGACACCCCATTCCAGTACTGCCAGAAGCATCGAGAACTTCGGTATCCAGTCTCGTTTCCAGCGGCTTATCTGCGCCTTATCGACACCAACAGCAGCTGCTGTCTTTTCAGTGCCTAACAGGGCGATTTTGTTGAGCAAGGCGCTTTCAATGCGCAATGCCTCGTTGCGTTTCTTTGCATGATCCATTTCGTATGATTCCTTGGTGATAAGTTGTTGTTCAGACGTGACAAAGCCGCAGCTATTGCCACGAACGTTTTGTTGTTTCGTTTGAGTTAGTCGCCACGTTCTCGGTGGCTTCCGTAGGACTTCATGTCCGTTGTAAAAAGAGCGGTGTTGCTTAAGCGGCTCGAGAGCCGCGTTTCTTGCCGTACTGTAACCAGAGCGGGTCGCACTGGAGGGCTGCGGCAAGTTCAAACAAGAAGCGCGGGCGTTGTGTGGAACCTGCTTCAATTTGCTGTATTGATTGCTGCTTCATTCCAGCTTTCTCAGCTAATTGCGCCTGTGTCAGATTTAACTCCATGCGCTTCTGTTTGAGGCGTTGAGAAATTGTGTCCATTACTCACCTCCACAGTTTTATCTGTATTGTCTAACAGTTACTTCTGTTTGTCAAATACAGCTTTAACTGTGAGGATGTAAGGAAATGGAGAGGATGCTATGAGCCTTGCAGAACGAGTAAAGCAAAGAAGGGCCGAGTTGGGCCTAACTCAGGCTGAAGCCGCAGAAAGGGCTGGTATCAGGCAGCAGTCTTGGGCGAGTATTGAGGAAGGTAAAACATTAAAGCCGCGCAACATTGTGGGTATTGCTGAATCTCTTAGCTGTGATCCGTCATGGCTAGTTAATGGTGGTAACTTCCAGCCTGTTAGCGAGGTGAACACAAGGAGGATTCCATTGATCAGCTATGTACAAGCTGGAGAGATGGCTACTAAAGGCCCTATAGAAGCGCTTGATGGCTCGTGTGAGTACGTCATGACTGATATGGACTGGTCGCAATATACCTTTGCATTAAAGATTATAGGCGACTCTATGGAGCCTGATTTTAAGGCTGGCGATGTCATTATCGTCGATCCGGAAATAGAGCCTGCACCTGGAGAATTTGTTGTTGCGAAGAACGGCGAGCATGAAGCCACCTTTAAAAAGTACCGCCCAACTACTCTTGCAGAAGATGGCAGACAGCACTTTGAATTACTCCCCCTGAATGATGATTACCCAGTAATGCGCAGCATTGAAAAGCGCATCCAGATCATCGGTACCATGGTTGAGCACCGCATTTACCGCCGCAAAAGATAGCATACGCATCATCGGTAAGGTGGTTAAGGCCCAGTGGCCGGAAGAGACGTTTGGGTGATATTTCTGATAAGAGAGAGGTCGCAGAAATGCGGCCTTTTTGGTTAACGATGTCACCATTGGTAAACGGATTACCACAAATAGCTTGATTGGTTTGGTTAACGATGTCACCATTGGTAAACGGATTACCACTGGTAACCTAAGCTACCAGGAATGACATCGATAACCGAGAGCCACTAATGAAAAAATATGCTATCTGGAATAACAAAGGCGGGACCGGTAAAACAAGCCTGTCCTTTCAAGCTATTTGCCGCTATGCAGAAACGAATCCGTTACATCGAGTTCTTGTTATAGACGTATGCCCTCAAGCCAACCTTTCAGAATTATTCCTTGGAGGTTTAATCGGAAATGGCAGCGTAAATCTACTCACCAGGCACGATCTTACAAGCCGCTGCACTCTAGGTGGGTATTTCCAAATGAGACTTCCAACTCCGTATCAGAAGCCCAGATTCGATTCTCACGACTACCTCACACATCCCAAATCATTCAATGAAAATATCCCCAGCAATATTTCTCTGGTTTGTGGCGATCCACTTCTGGAGCTACAGGCTAATGCCATTAACACCCTAGCAAACCAACAAATACCGGGGACGAATGCTTGGGTTAGCATCATTGATTGGATAAATGATTTAATTGCTGGGCTTGATGGTGAGTATGATGTGCTGTTTGTAGACTGCAACCCTAGCTTTTCAATTTACACTCAGGTTGCCTTAGCTGCTGTCGATAAGCTCATCCTGCCAGTCATGGCTGACGACTCATCACGCAGGGCGATCCAAAACGCCTTCTCGTTGATTTACGGATTGAAACTACCATCTGACATTTACGCTTCCTATGCCTTTGCCAATAAATTAAATGCCGTGAACCGTCCATTACCGAAAGTGCATATGATCGCCAAAAATCGGCTTACACAGTATATGGGGCCCGCTTCTGCATATGCAGCAGTTCTTAATTCTATAGACAGCGACATACAGCAGCTACTGGTAAGCAACCCTGAAATATTCGACTTTACTGCCGTAGAGGAAGGGGTCGTCAATATCAAGGATTTCCAGACAACTGGTGTTGTTGCCTTCGCGAAAGGGTGCCCATTCTCAATTCTTCCAACTGGAAGCGTAAGAGTTATGAACAGGAGAGTTAAAGTTAATGGACCATACAAACAGTCATGCCTTGAAGCAATTGATAAAATGGTAGATAAACTTTAATGGGTGACCATAATCCCGGCCACCGCGCCGGGTTTTTTGTGCCCACCCCTAAAGCTATCTCCTGCCCTGCCGATAACACTAATGTCCAGAGAGACACGGCCTCAGGGCCGGAACAAGCTAATTGTCCGCATCACTCTTGCCCGCCGTGTGCGGGCTTTTTTTGCCGCTTACGCTTGCAGGTAAAAAAATATCGGCCAATAATGAAAGTGAAATATATCCATCACTTTGCTTGTTGCTCGACAAGTTACCGCCAGCGCTGGTCTGGCGGTTTTTTTTGCCCGCAATCCTGACCTGCACCGTCAGTGCGTCGTCGACAGCAGAGCCAGCGCCATCTGCACTACTATGTCATCTGCTTTATCAGCATAAAGACCTGTTATCTTCTCCTTTATTGCCAGATTAGTTATCGCCCGCCCCTCCCTCAGCAGCTCCATAGCCCCCCTACCAAGAACCTCTCCCACCTCAGGCATCATCTTCCTGTGCAAGTCAGCCACATCTTTGTTTCTCATGCCACCAACCTCCTCCTGTTAAGCCATGAAATCGTAGCACTGAGTCCAGCTTTGTGCGGGATTTTTGCGGCTGTAGAAAATTTATTTCCGTTTAAATACATATATATATGTATTTTCATATCAATTTTACAGTTTTATCTGTTGACGGTAATACAGTTTTATCTGTATCTTTAATCCATCAGCAGGACGCTGGCGCAGTACGAAACGGATAGCAGCTCTTTGTAACAACGAGCGGGAAGCTCTACGGAAGGTGCCGAGAACGCACCGAACTCTAACAGTGGTTACTGAGTGCATTGTTGCGACAGTGCAGCCAGTAACTAACCGGAGGATTTATGGCGAACATCGTCTATGGCAAATCACTTAACCCTGTTGGAAAAGATAACGCGAAGTCACGTCGCAACGCTCGCCGGGCTGAAGAGGCTATTAAGGCGCGTGAGATTGAAGCGATTCTGGCGAGCGCATTTAGTCAGGAAGCGCCGCAGCGTCGCGTGGAACTGAGCCGCGCTGAGATTGCCTGCAAACGGCCGGCAGCTGACCGCGTAGTCAAGGCAGTAGAAACAGAGACGGAGTATCACAAGCAGATTATGGCGGGTGCGGCGGCATACGTTGAGCACCGCATCAGTACCAAATACCAGAAGGTCAGCAACGAGGCTGGCCGTCAGATTCACGCTGTGCAGAAGATGCGTGGCAAATCGATTCCACTTATTTGAGGTGAGCATGGAAACTTGCAAGAAATTCGCAGCTGAGTGTCACGCTGATTACGTAACCTACCGCGGCAAATGCAAGGCAACGGTTCGCGGCGACGGCGTTCACGACCTCTGGGTCAAGTTAGCCTGGCGCAACAGGCAGCAGGCCCGCCATTGGGCATCACAGGCCGCATAACGCGGCCTTTTTTATTGGCTATCGCAAATCTAAAGACATCGTAACGGCGAGATAATCAATATGGCACTTGACCACGGCATGCTAAATGTCCCGCTTGATAAGCGGGGCAACTTCCATAAGGAGCTGGATGAACACTTGGCAACTGAGAAGCGGCATAAAACAGATGAGCTGTTCGTCCGCAAAGTCAGTTTTGATGAGGCTAAGACGGAAGCAAAGCGTCTTTATACCCTTATGGACAATGACCTCATCAAAGCCGAAGCAAAGCGCCGGGGGCTGAAGCTGAGCGAGTTTCGTGAGGTGTTGAAAGATATTCGCGACTTCAAGCCAAAGCAGGCGCCAATAGTATTCGCAACATTCATGAAGGCCGCATAATCGGCTTTTTTTACGCCCAAATCAGAGGGATACGTGATGCAGCAGCCCATTGAAATCAACAGCCTCGACATCGTCTTTGGCGGCAAAGCCATGAAAATTCTACCGGCCTATAACGACACGCCTGGCGAATTCAAAGAGACGGGGAATCACTGGAACAAGTTCATCAGTCAGTGGTTCTTTAACGGCCTCGACAAGAGCGAATACCCCACCGCTAAGGAAGGCGTAAACCTCAACCTGGCGCTTTTGAATATCAAGGCCTGCCTCGTCGATTACGAGCCGAAGCACGAGCACAAAATCGCGGGCGCCGCCTACCTAGCGTCCCAGTGGTTTAAGTGACACCGCAATGGCCTGTTACGACAGGTCATGAAGGTGCATTTGCACCAGACGCGCAATGAGCCGCAATGCGGTACGAGAGTTTTTCGCCCTTGGCTCCTGCAGGAATGCAGGGGCCATTTTTTTAACCAAACCACCCCAACCCATTTAAGGATGTCCACGATGAATCTTGCGATCGCGGGCGGCACCATCGTGGATGCCGCTCAGCTTTACCCTTCGCAGTTGACCCGCTTAACCGAACGCCTGCGCACCATCTGTCGCTGGCTGACTGACACCATGAAACAGCCAGGGAGACCCTGATGAAAATTCGCTACTTCCAGAAAGCGCAGGAGCTTTCACGAGAGGCCCATCTGTTCGGCGACAGCGCGAAGTGGGCCATGGCAATGCTGTTACTACGGAGAGCACACCAGTGAAACTTTCATGGCGAGCAAAACAGGAAGTCGAAGAGATTATGAAAAACCTCTCTGAGACGGATTTAGAGCGCATCGGCGACGAAGTCGACGCGATGATGGACCAGCACAAGATTAACCCGATGATGACTGCGCTGTGCGCGTTCCTGCTGAAGCATTTCGATTACCCGGCTGTCGAGCTGGTCGACGAAGACGACGAGCAGTACGAAGCAGCCGAAAACTTCCTGCGCGATGCACTGGTGAAGGTGGCTAAGCGGGACATTCGATCGCCATCTGGAAAAACAAAAACACCTTCGACGAGGTGGCGTGATGGAGCCGGGCATCTATTACGACATCAGCAACGAGTCGTACCACAGCGGCCCCGGCATCAGCAAATCGCAGCTGGACGACATCGCGATCAACCCGGCCATCTTCCAGTGGCGCAAAGAAGCACCAGAGGACGAAGAGAAGAAATCGGCACTGGATATGGGCACGGCCCTGCACTGCCTGCTGCTGGAGCCTGAAGAGTTTGATCACCGCTTCATCGTGGCGCCCGAGTTCAATCGCAGGACCAATGAGGGCAAGGCAAACGAGAAAGCCTTTTTGAAGGACTGCGCCGGGCTAGGCATGACGGTGATGGACGCCGAGGAAGGCCGCAAACTGAAGCTTATGCGCGCCAGCGCCCTTGCCCACCCGGCCGCGCGTTGGCTGCTGGAAGCTGAAGGTCATCAGGAAGCATCAATCTACTGGAACGACGAGCAAACCGGCGAGCTTTGCCGGATCCGGCCAGACAAGTTTCTGACAGGCCAGCCCGTCATCGTCGACGTGAAGAAAGTGGCGGATATGACCCGCTTCGCCCGCCACGTCGAAGAGTTCCGCTATCACGTTCAGGACGCCTATTACCGCGAGGGCTTCAGCAAGCACTTCGGTGAATATCCGCTTTTCATTTTCATCGCCGTCAGCGAGTCGATCGACTGTGGCCGGTATCCGGTGCGCACTTTCCAGCTGCAGGAGGACGATGTTGCCGTGGGCTACGACCTCTTTCGCCGCGACCTGAACACCTATCACGAATGCATGCTGACCGGTAACTGGGGTGGCATCGAAGAAATCACGCGCCCGGACTGGGCAAAAAGGAAGGATTACGCATGAGCAATGAAATCACACACGCTCCGGTCAACGAGGCCGACACCAAAGCGGCAATTTTCAGCCCGACCGGCCTGCAGAAGCTGCAGGCGTTCGCCGAAGTGATGGCGCTGGGCAAAGCCACCGTCCCGGCACACCTGGCGGGCAAACCTGCTGACTGTCTAGCTATCGCTCTGCAGGCGGCGCAGTGGGGAATGAACCCCTACGCGGTAGCGCAGAAAACGCATCTCGTTAACGGCACGCTGGGCTACGAAGCTCAACTGGTCAACGCCGTCATCACCAGCTCTACAGCCGTGCAGGGTCGCTTCAAATATGAGTACGGTGGCGACTGGGAGAAGTTCAAGCCTGGCGCAGCTAACGCGGCCAATGAGCGCGGCCTGTTTGTCCGGGTCGGCGCCGTGCTGCGCGGCGAAACGGAAATCACCTGGGGCGAGCCGCTCTTTCTGGAGTTCGTCACCACCCGCAACTCCCCGCTCTGGAAAACGGCGCCGAAGCAACAGCTGGCTTATCTGGCCGTCAAATACTGGGCGCGCCTCTACTGTCCTGACGTCATCCTCGGCGTTTACACCCCGGATGAGTACGAGCCGGCGCAGCGCGCGGAACGAGATGTCACCCCAGCGCGCAGCCGTGCGGACCTGAACAACCTGATCAACAACAAGCCCGATTCACAGCGGCCCGAGCGCGAAATTAACCCGGCGACGAACACCAGTGCACCAGCGCGCACGACCGACGAGCTGCTTGCCGATTTCACTACCGCTGCAGCTGAGGCGGAAAACGTTGCCGGTCTGGACCGCTGCTACAAATACGCGGCACGCATGCTGGCGAATGAGGCCGACACGCTCGAAAAAGCCACCGATGTTTACCTCCTGCGCAAGGCGGAGCTGGACGAAGACGGAGCCTCGAATGCGTAAGCTCGCACAGTATCGCCGGAACACCCACCCCAACAGCGGCTTTAAGGAAAAAGTCGCCTGGCAGCTTTCAAAGGGACCACGAACAGGGCGCGAATTAAGCGCCTTTTTTCATATGACGCTCGGCGAGTTCAACGGGCTGATGCGCGGGTGCCTCCGCGGTAAAACAGTCATTATTGAAGCCACTGAGCCGGTGCCGGTCGATGGCTGCATCGACTACACCTACACGCTGATCGGCACCCGCCGCATTGTCAGTTCCTACCCCGGAACCATGATTGTCAGCCGCCGCTCGTTTGCCGAGCGCGGCGAGGACAAGCATCAGAACTTCCCTGAAGCTGTGAAGCGTCTGACTCATCAAACTAAACATTTATATAAGCAGCATTGCTTCAAGCATGTGAAAGACATAACACAAAAATTGTTTACTACTGAAAAACTGCAGGTAACAATGTTAAATTAGATTAATCTTATTAGCTATAATGGCAGGTTGATGGAAATTTCGCAGTTTGAGTTAGTTCATCCTACATTTTTCAACGCCGTAGCTCAGCAGTTAAGGGGACGGTTTGCTGACCCTTCGCTATTGATAGAAGTACCTACCTCGCCCATTTTGGACGACCTCAGTCAGCTTAACTCTTTCGGTAAAATCAACTGGGTACCAAGACTACTTATACCCCCCTATTGTGATTATGATTACCATCACCCGATTCGGTTTGTGGTGTACTACCGACAGAAGATGGTTGGGTACGCTTTTGGCGGTTACAACATTGCTAAGCAATCTCTAGAAGTCCATTACATGGAGAAAGTGAAAGATGCTCACGCCGACTTTTACAAGCAATTTCTTCCGTTGACTGTAGAAGTTTTGTCCGCTTACGCATGTTTCCTCAAACAACAAACTCTGCTTGTAGATAGAATCGCGTTAGTGAATCCTGTTAGTAACCGCCAAAGCTACTACTTAGATAGTGGTTTTGAACTTCATGGCAACTATGATGGTTACTGCCATGCAATGGTGTTAAGTGCAAGTTTAGAGACAGGAAGCTTTGAGTTCAAAAGGTAACTATATGTGTTATCTAGACAGTTTTGGCATCTGAATTGATAGATGCAATCTGCTAAAAAATTGTGGTTGCAACTTGTTATTTCACAATGTCTCGATTACATTTACGTCAACCGTTCCTGTTTGCATATGTAAACAACTTTCAAACGAAGCCGATACCTAGCAGTGAAAGGCTACTAAAATTATTTTGAACGGTTTTTCCCCAGTGAGGAGTTGATATGAAAACGACTGAGCAGATGATGGCTGAAGCTGAGAAGCTTGTAGCTACGCTGTTTGCCAGTGGCGGGTCTCCGATGAATAAGTTCGGTACCAGCTGGGAGCAACTCGAGCAGCTCGAACTCCGGGATGAGCAAATCACTACTATCATTCCGTGCGAGATTCACCGACAAGTAGCTTGTGGTTGATGGCATAGAAAGAGAGTGATGAGGCCGCTATAAGCGGCCTTTTTTATGCTCTAAATTCATTAAACCTCGCTACGGCGGGGTTTTTTATTGCCAAAAATCCATGAAAGAGTGCATCTACGGCGACACCGAACCAGCCCATATCGTCGTCGCCAATAAGGCATTGGAAGCGCATAAAGCCAGGTATGGCGAGGGCAACAAACATCACCACATCACCTATTCCATAGCCTATCGCGGTAAACACTATCAGGTCGAAGTCATCACCCGACGCACTACTATGGCCGCGACTGTGATTACCGGCACCCGTAACCTTTCTCGATTACCGGAGTTCGCATGAGTCCTGAAGCAGAAAACGCGCTTCGTTCGGTGGCGCGAAAATGCCGCACCGACATTTTGGCCGCGACTGAGGGTAAGCCGCGATCGGAACACGATCGCATTATAACCACCCTTCTCGATAAGCACGCCAAAACCGTCCAATGCCTCCCGCCAGGTACATTTTCAGCAAAGCGCTGGCTGTCCTTCTATGTGCGGCAGGTAGATAAGGAGACTCGTCAGTGAATATTGTTAATGACTATGGCGGCAGCACCACCCCGCCCGAACACCGCGACAGCTGGCAGACGCCGCCTGAGATATTTGCAGCGCTGAAGCGGGAGTTCCGCTTTGTGGCCGACGTGGCCGCCAGCGCGCAAAACCACCTCCTGCCGGTTTACTTCACCGAAAAGCACAACGCGCTGGTACAGGATTGGGCCGGTCAGCTGCCGATCGGGTTTGCCTGGTGTAACCCTCCCTATAGCGACATTACGCCATGGGTGCAGAAAGCCGCCGAAGAATGCCGCAAGGGAATCGGCACCGTGATGCTGATTCCCGCTGATACCTCGGTTGGCTGGTTCAGCCTGGCGCGGAACTCATGCACCGAGGTGCGTTTCATTATTGACGGCCGCCTCTCGTTTATTCGCGCTGATACCGGCAAACCGGTCAACGGCAACAACAAGGGATCGATGCTGCTTATCTGGAATCCGTTCGCCTCTGATTTTGGCATTACCGGTTATGTTTCACGCGACACGCTGATGGCGATCGGCAGGAAGCTATTGTCAGACCGGGACCCAGTCGACGAGCACGCCGCATGACAGCCACAAGAAAGAAGCCGACACGGGCTGGATTATTACTAATCTGGCCCTTTTTATTTGCATCATGCTGGCCTGGCTATGGCCGCCAAAGGAGTAGATATGGAAAACGTAATCCAACTGATGCCGAGTAAGTGGGTATCTGAGTCTGTGCTTCAGGCTATTACTGGTCTGAAAAGCAACACCATTAAGACAGCTCGTAGTGAATGCTGGATGGAAGGAAGGGAATATAAGCACGTCTCAGCCGATGGCATCCCCTTCGACAACAGCCAGTGCTTCTATGACTGGAAGCTTGTAGAAAAGTGGATAGATAGCCTGCCGGCGGCGATTCCGCGACGCAAATCTGGTTAAATGCTGATCCCTTTCAACAGGAGACACGAAAATGTCTGGATATCCAACAGGCGTGGCCCCCAACAAGAACCACCTTCGGATTTGGTTCATGTATGAGGGGCAAAGACGGTGGGAGGCACTCGGTGTGCCCGACACGCCGAAAAACAGGAAGATGGCTGGTGAGTTACGCAGCAACATCGTGTACCGCATAAAAACAGGGACGTTTGATTACCAAAGTCAGTTTCCCAACTCGCCACTGTTCAAAAACGAGGTAGAGTCGTCGAAACCAGTGGCTATAAGGGATGTGGCAGATTTATGGCTGAAACTTAAAAAGCCTGACTGGGCGAACAGTTCGTATGTGACAACAGAGCGACGCGTGCGGGTCACACTCGACAATATCGGTAATAGCAGAGACATAAAATCCATCATGCAGAAGGATCTGCTTAACCTCCGCATCGAGTTGCTGAACGGCAGCTACTTCACCGGCAGGAAGATGAATATAGAGAAGAAAGGAAGAACAGCAGCCACTGTGAATTCCAGCATGTCCGATCTGAAAGCCATCTTCGCTTTTGCGCACGGTAACGGGTATATAGAGGCAAACCCGATGACGGGCATCAAGCCACTAAAAAAATCCACCAAACGACCGGACCCGATCACGCGAGAAGAGTATCCGCGCCTCATCGCTGGCTGCCGTACGAGGCAGAGCGCTAATATGTGGTCGCTGGCGATCCTGACAGGACTGCGACACGGAGAAATTTGCGCGCTGGCATGGGAGGATATAGACCTTGAGGCTAAAACTTTGACGGTGTGTCGAAACCTGACGCCACAGGGTCTCTTTACGCCACCCAAGACAGAAGCAGGCAACAGAGTCATATGCCTGATTGACGCAGCGGTCGAAGTTCTCCGCGACCAGCGCGAGGTGACAAGAATGTATCCTCAGACGCCCTTCACCTTTCATACCAGGGAGTATGGCGAACGGATCGAGGATCAGAAAACATTCGTGTTTAACGCCAGCATCGACTCGGTCAACGGACGGTCAGGAAGCTATTATTCCGCAGACTCGCTTGGTCAGATATGGAACGGTGCGCTGAGGCGTGCAGGCCTTCGCCACCGTAAGGCATACCAGTCCAGGCACACGTTCGCATGCTGGGCGTTGTCGGCAGGCGCAAACCCGAACTACGTCGCCGCGCAAATGGGTCACTCAGATGCGCAGATGGTGTACCGGGTCTATGGTGCCTGGATGTCAGAGAACAATACGGATCAGCTTTCCCTAATCAACACGAAAATGAACGATCTTGTGCTACATACGTGCTTCACTAAAGTGGTCGTGTAA